TGAAAATAAGTGTCAAGAATGTCCCAGCAATTTTCAGAATTAAACATTGGAATTGTTAATATTATTAATTTAATATATTCTTAAATATCAATTTTTAATTATTTGAATAAAAAAAAGAATTATCAATTTATTTATATATTTTCTCTATTCTTTTGAGAAAATACTTAGGACAAACATGTTTTAAATTACTATGTTTTATATAATTTATAAACTCTTCACCTTTATTTTTTCTCATTTCTATTAATTTTTTTTTTGAAGAACTTATTTTTAAGTCATCTATCATAATAAATATTAATGATGTTAAGGCTATTTTGGTAATGGTTTCTGTATTACCACAATATGATTTTAATATATGTCTTCTATTTTCACAATGTTGACCATCGCTCCCAATATTAATTAATAACTGCATTATTTGTATATAAGCTTTATCATTTAATTCTATACCAGAATACATTTTTTTACATTTATTTATTTTTTTTAGAATTCTTCCAAATTTACGATGTATTCCATGCATCATAATTTCTAAAACATCATATACAATTATAAATTTTTTGGATTTAATATATTCTTCAAGATTATACTTTTGAAAATAATCTTGTAATAATATATTAATGAATTGTGGGTATTTATCATATTTGCTTATTTTAGAGATATGTTTTACAGAAAATTTGCAAAATTTTATTATATTATTTGATTCATAATATTTAGATTTTAACATATCATTAAATGACATATTTTTGTATAATTTTGCAAAATATTTAGATACATTAGCAAACTTTGTGTAGTCATTAAATGATATAAATTTCCATATATATTGTGATATATCTTCGTTTTCAAATATTAAAATTTGCATTATTAGTATAAATCCATAATCTAAGCTTAATATCAATTTTTATAGTGTAGAATAAAAATGTTCCAGAAAAAATAAAAATTGACTATGTGAGGTTTCTAATTTATCTTCACCAACAACCACTGGACGCAAATAGATACAAAAAAGTATCTATACAAGCAACTCAAAGCAACTCAAAGCAACTCAAAGCAACCCAAAGCAACCCAACTCAAACAATGACCTCATCCAACGCTCTTTTCAAGGTTTATGTTGAGAACATGCCCGATGCTCTCAACACCAAGAAGGATGTTGACGAGTATTGTAAGATGTTCTGGAAGGAGAACAAGGAGAAGGTTAAGGAGGCCAAGGCTGCTGAGAAAGCAGCTAAGGCAGAAAAGCCTAAGCGCAAGAAGGGCTTTGACAAGGACGGCAATCCCAAAGAGAAGCGTGCTCCCTCGCCTTACAACATCTTTGTGAAGGAGAAGTACGCGGAGATTAAGGCAGAGAATCCTGCCCTGGATAAGACAGAAATCTTTGCGGAAATCGCAAAGAAGTGGCAGGAAAGCAAGAAGCTCAATGAGGAGGAGAAGGAGGAGGAGAAGGAGGAGGAGAAGGAGGAGGAGAAGGAAGAGGAGAAGGAAGAGGAGAAGGAAGAGGAGAAGGAAGAGGAGAAGGAAGAGGAAGAGGTGAAAGCCCCCCCTAAGAAGAAGGCTGGTAGAAAAGCCATTGTGAAGAAGAAGACAGCGGAAGTAGTGGAGGCCGAAAACGATGAGTAAATGTAAGTATTATATGAGTATTATGTGTATCTATTTTTATATTTTTTAAAAAATGATATTAACACAATATATATTAATATATTATGAAAAAAATTATTGCTATTTGTGGGCCAAAGCGCTGTGGAAAAGATGTATTAGCTAACCATATTGTCAATAAATATGGATATACCAGATTATCTTTTGCAGAGCCTCTTAAAGAAATAGTAAAACTACTATTTAATTTTAGCGATACACAAGTTGGTTTAATAGATAGTGATAATGACGAAAAAGATACAATTGATGAAAGATGGAAAATAAGCCCCAGGAAAGCATTACAATTTATAGGTACAGAAGTTTTACAAAATAAAATTCAAGAACTACTTCCACATATTAAAAGAGATTATTTTGCTAATATCCTATTATCAAAAATAGATAAGGAAAAAACTTACGTAATTAGTGATATGAGATTTATTCACGAATATGAAAAAATTAAACATCTTGACATACAAGTTATTAAAGTTACACGACCTTCCATTATTTCAAACGAAGAACATTTATCAGAATTAGAATATCTAAATATTCCTTTTGATAAAGAAATTGTAAACGATAGTACTATTGAAAATTATATTAGTTTGTTTGATAACTTATAATTTACTATGATATGTTTTAATACATTTTTCTACTGATGTTTTAATATCAGGTATATTTGGATACAGATTATATAATTTATCGTTTGATAGTTGGATATTGGAACGCATGGATAATAGTATTAAGTTTTGTTCTTCAATACTAAAATTCTTCCATGAAAAACTACTATCAATATATTTTTTATACATATCCAATATTTCATTATGAGATATAATGCCCTTATTAACCATATTAAACGTTCCTGTTGTTTTATTATTCATCATATCTAAAATAATAGGATACATATCTTCAAGTACAGTCATCGAATTTGATACAGAACAAATTCTATTATATTTCAATATTTTTGTTATAAAATTTCTATCATGACTATAATTTACAATTGGCATTCTAATTCTTAGATTTAATGTATTTTCCGAAAACATATGTTGTAATCTATCGGTATATCCCTTAACAATTGAATAAGAAGAACCAAAAAAATCAGGTGACGTATCCTCATCCACGTATGATTCTTCTGGATTTACATTACTAAAAATACAACCTGTTCCCAAATAAGTAAAATGAATATTATATTTTTTAGCCATTATAGAAAGTACAATAGGTGCATACAGATTATCTCTAACATTATCTACTAATTTTCCAGACTGTTCTAAATAATCAATTGTATTAAAATTACCACCATATGTTCTACCTATAAATGATATAATATGTGTTGGATTATTATCCATTATTTCTTTTTCTACTGCTTTTTCATTATCCGCTCTTTCATCGGCTTCAACATATTCAACATTATTTTTATTTAAATATTCTACAAATTGTTTACCAATCCACCCGCGACTACCGTAAAATAAAACCTTCATTGTAACAATAATATTAAATTATATTTATATATATATTAAATCTGTACAACTTGCCATATATTTTTTGTTGTTAATTACTTCTGTAAATGTTCCCACGTATTTTATTTCACTTTTTAAATCATCGTATAAAAACCATTTATTCCCATTTTTTTTACACTTAAATAATGCTGTATAATGTCCTGCATCAATCCCACCACTATGCATAATAATAGAATGTAAATGCTTTACACTATTATCTTTTAATGTAATTTTTCTTACAGGTTTTATATTTGTTTCTAGCTTTACAATAGTATTTGTGTTAATATCATAGGTTAATCTATCAATGTGGACGAATAATAGTTTAGCCGATATCAATTCCACTTCTTCAACCTTATATTTATATTTAGTATTACTTGTTGGTTTCCACATATTATCTTGGTCAAATTTAGTAATATTTAATGCGTTTGGTAATTTATCATAAATATTTAAATTTTTTTTACCAATTTCACAAGATATTCTATAAATTATAGAGCTATTCTGTTTTCGGGTTGTTATTGGTGTTGTTTTTAATATTTTTTTAGTAGGTCTACTATTACTCCCCCACATACTTAATTTGGTAATAGTAGTATCATTGAAATTTAATATAATATTTAAAAATTCAAGAGTTTGTACTGGTTCTGATTGCGCTCTTTGCCAATTATTTTGGTCTATTGTATTATTTGGATATACTTTATTATATTTCTTTTTAAAATCTTGTAATAATTTTCGTAAATTACTACATTTATAATTATTATCTGTATTATTTTTTATTTTTGAATAAATATTCAATAATTCTTCTTTGACTAGTATAGATTTATCTTGTATCTTTTTATCAATAAAATTATTTTTAAAAAACATTTCATAAACTATATCATTATCTGATGTGAAAAGGGAAACTAATAACGAATCAATGTAACAACTATTTATACCGTCATATTCCAGCATATTATTATAACATATATTTTTGAGATTTCTACAACGCAATGTTTTTGGATGTCTTTCTTGATTATCTTTACATTTTTTGTAATTTTTTTGGTTAATAACTTCATATCCAGGTTTTGCAATTAACTTATTTCTACATCTAAGAGTTTTTGGATGTCTTTCTTGATGTTCTTTACATTTTTTATACTTAGTCCCTTTGATAATCTCATAATCCATCCTTTTCTATTATATGATAAACATATTACTTAGATAGTATTATAATATCTGTTTTATTAATACATTTATACATATTTGTTATACTGTAATTTAGAAGAGAAACCTTTTCATTTAAAATATTATATCTTTTTAAACTTGCTATATTATTATGCACTTTAAATAATTCAAGACCGTAAAATAAGGTTAGTAATAAAAACTCCTTTAACATTATTTTTATAATTGGTTATATATTTATATCTATTTGCCAAAATTAAAAATTGATAATATGGTTATTTTAAAAATGCAATAATTTATCCAATGGAATGTACTAAATGTCATAAAGTTAAAAATTTTGACGAATATTCTTATAAAAATAAAAAGGATAAAATATTCTATTTGTATTGTAATGATTGTAGAATTATTACTTTGTCTTCGCAAAAAAAATATAAAGAAAAGGCTAAGGAGAATTATAACTTAAAAAAAAAGTTAAATACTGTTGAATGCGAATGTGGAATATCATATATTTGTTTTAGAGATTTTCATATTTATAGGCATATAAACAGTAAAACGCATAAAAACCTATTGATATCTAAAAATGATAATATATAATTGGGCTGATACTATTAAACTTTTTAACATTAAAGGCGTTATTCATATTGGTGCTCACCAATGCGAAGAAGCTGATTTTTACAAATCCATTAATATAAATGATGTAATATGGATTGATGCAAATCCATTAAGGGAAAATGTCTATAAGTATTTAGTATCAGATAAAGATAATATAGAGTTTGATTTTAATATATCTAATAATACCGAATCATCTTCAATTTATACTATCAAAATGCACAGTGATGAATATCCTGATATTTATTACACAAATACAAATAAAATTAAATCAATTACACTTGATTCTATTTATACTAAGAATAATATAGATCCTATGAAATATAATATGTGGAATATATGCATACAAGGTTCTGAATTAAATGCTTTGCGTGGTGGCATAAAAAATATAGAAAATATTGATATTATCTATACTAAAATATATACAAAAGAATTATATGAAAATAATCCTATCATAACTGATATGGATAGTTTTTTAATTCAATATAATTTTGAAAGAATATTAACAGAATATACAACAAATGGATGGGGAAATGCCTTATATGTAAAAAAAAAATATTGCTTATAAGTATAAAGTAGGTATTATAATGGCTACCGGCGGTAGTAATTGTAATTGTAATAATCAAGAAGGTGGTGCTAAAAGAAAAACTAGTACTAAAAAGCGTAAATTATCGCCATACAACATATTTATGAAAACAGAAATTAAAAAGGTAAAAAAAGATAATCCTAAATTAAGTCACCAACAAGCTTTCAAAAAAGCTGCGGGTAATTGGAGCAAAAAGTAAATATTTTTTATTAAATTGCTTTATTTTTAGAGAAGTATGAGCAAACGATTTATTCCTCCTTACAAAAAAGGCTATACTGTATATTGTATATCAAATTGCAAATACTGCAAACTATCTTGTAATGAGATTAAGACTGATAAAAAAATTATTAATTGTGACGACTATATATTAAGTTTGAGAGATAGAGATGCGTTTTATAAAAAAATACAAAAACATACAAAGATAAAATATATACATTTCCCGATGATATTCAAAGATGCCAAGTTTGTTGGCGGATATAAAGAGCTAATATCTTAGTCGAGGTCAGATAGCGTGTCATAGTCAGAAGGGTCGTAGGTATTATCATACACTTCTTCTGAGTCAGAAGTGTTATCATCTTCTGTGATGATATAAATTTTCGCATTGGTTCTGCGGTTTATTTTTTTGGTTTTTTTGATTTTGAAGATATCATACTTTTCTCCGTTGTTCCTGGTAACTGAAAACATTGCTTTGTTGTGAAGTTTCCGAATAAACTGTGTTGGCGTCTTTGGATTTGTCTTTTCCGTCTCTGTTGGTTGGTTGGTAGTTTTAGAAAAATCTTGTTATATCATTTTTTTATTATTACTGAACATATTTATCCCGAAAGTTGATTCGCCGTTGTAATAAATATATAAAAAACCGTCATGGCTTTTCATATTTTCATATAAATATATCATTGATGCTGAAAGTGGCGGTAGGACATTATCAATAAAAACAAATATAGCTTTATCAGATTCAATTTTCACACGCTTTCTTATAATAATAATAAATTGACTTAGAGTCATATCAACAGGAGCGAGATATTTACTCTTATCAATATCTTTTAATGTGGACCCTGCTGCTTTTTTGACAATTATAGGAACTCGTTCAGGATATTTTGCTCTAATTCTATTAGTTTCATCAATTCTTTTTTTTATATCAGTAGAAATCATATAATTTATATGATATATCTATATAATTACTTCTTAATTAAAAAGAGTACATAATTTTATTTTTCTATGATTTTTATAAATGTTTAGATTTTCAAGAGATTTTATTAATTATGTACTCAAAATATATTATATAAAAGATATATTATTTAAATTATAAATGGGGAATTTTAAACTATACGAAACTCTTGGTGTAGATAAGAATACATCTGATAATGATATTAAAAAGGCTTATCATAAACTTGCAATGAAATATCACCCGGATAAAAATAAAGGTAACGATGAAGCAGAGAAGAAATTTAAGGAAATATCAAATGCATACAATGTATTAGGCAATAGTGAAGAAAAACAAAAATACGATATGTGTGGTGATGAAAATTATAATAATAGTGGTAATGACGGACCAATGAGAAACCCCAATGATATATTCGAAGCTATTTTTAGAAATCATGGTAGAGGAGGATTTGAAGAAGATTTTTTTGGTAATTTTGGCGGATTTGGTAGAGGAGGACAGCGAAGACCAGCAAAGGCGGGCTCCATTGAAAAAACATTTAATTTAACATTAGATGACGTATATGATGGTATTAAAAAAGAATTAAATATAACAATTCAAAAATATTGCACGGAATGTAATGCTGTTTGCCCGGATTGT